ACAGCAACATCGCGATGTTCAAGACCTACACCAGCGAGCACGCCAAGTCCGTGCTTGCCGAGCTGATCGCCGGCCGCGCTGCTGCTGTCCAGTCCTTCGAGGGCAAGCGTGCCTGGCAAGACGTCCCTTACCGCGTCCGCCAGTTCCGCCAAGTGATGCCCGAGTGGGCGACCCGCGGCACCTGATCAATCACCAACCGGAGACGACGATGTCCTACAGCAACCCCATGCACCACGACGCCATGAAGCCCATGCCTGCCAAGTTCCGCAGCGCCTTCGCTGCCTTCAAGAAGATGGGCGTGCCCGTCTACCAGCACCCCGACGACAGTCGCAACTTCTCGATCGACGCCGAGGCGTCTGACGCCGAGCGGTGGGTCGACTACTACGGCAACCCGATGCGCGAAGAGCTCGTGTTCGGTGTGCACATCGACCTCGAGCGCGAGCTGCAGAAGCGCGGCCTGTACGCCGAGTGGGTCAACCCCGGCCGCCTGGCCGTGTACGAAGGGTGACATGAACGAAGCCCTACTCAACGCCATCGAGATCGCCGCGATCGCGCACAGAGGCCAGGTCGACGGCGCTGGCAGGCAGTACCTCCTGCACTCCTTGGCCGTGCTGCGCACGGTGGCCAAGAAGCTGCCGAAGGACACCGACGCCCAGATGGCCGCGGTGCTGCACGACGTGCTCGAGGACACCAGCATCAGGGCGCCCAGCCTGCTGCTGATTCACGGCGTCAGCTACCGCGCCGTCAGCCTGGTCGAGGCCGTCACCAGGAAGCCCGACGAGACCTACGAACAGTTCATCGACCGCGTGGCCAACACGGGCCCTGTCGCGATCGTGATCAAGCTCTCCGACCTCGAGCACAACCTGTCGCGCATCGACGGCCTGCCGGCCGCACGCCGCGTCAAGCTCGAGCCCCGCTACCAGGCGGCAAAGGAGAAGTTGACAAAAGCACTGGGACTTACTCTTTCACAGACTTCACAACTGTGATGAAATCTCTCTTGTCGACGGAGCAGTCGACACCGACCCGGCGGCACCGGGCGCTCCAGAAGGACGCAACATGAAGCTGGCAATCCTGATCAAGAACGTGTACGGCAACACGCTGTACTACCCTTTCAACGACGCAGCCCGCGCTCTCGCCGGTATCGCCGGCAAGAAGACGTTCTCGGCGAAAGACCTGCAGATCGCCTACACGCAGCTCGGCTTTGAGATCGACTACGTCGACGCAGCGTCCTTCCTGAAGCCTGAGCTGCTCGCAGCCTGATCGGAGACCCACCATGAACCTTGCAAACGTCGTGATGATCGCAGAGGGCGCCCTGCCCGCCGACAGCGAAGAGCAGTACATCGAAGCCTGGCAGCAACTGATCGACACCGGCCTGTGCTGGAGGCTGCAAGGCTTCTTCGGCCGCACGGCCCAGCACCTGATCGAACAAGGCATCTGCAGCCCCGCCAACTGAGGAGACCCGACATGCCCCGCGTGATTTTCAACAAGCTGCTCGGCGGATGGTTCATCGTCCGCGGCCCGCACCAGACCCCGATCGGCGGCCGCTTCGAGTCCCGCGCCGCTGCCCTCGCCCACCTCAACCGCGCTCGCTAAGGAGACCAGCATGAACAAGCTCAACATCAAGGCCAGCAGCATGTCCGTCATGCACGGCCACCCGCTGGACCGCCGAGGCTGCCACATCGACGTCACGCTGCACCTCAGCGACGACCAGATCAAAAACGCTCTGTACGAGCTGATCAGTTCGCTGCGTTTCTCGGAGGCCGAGCACATGCTGCGCAGCGAGTTCCCCGAGTTGTTCGAAACCGCTTGATCAGCATCACAATGCTGATATACTGACAACGTCAGAGACGACACGTTCAACCACTCCGAAAGGACGACATCATGCAAGCAGTCACTCTCTCTGAGCTCATCGCAGCTCGCATCGCCGCCAAGCGGATCGAAGACGAGGCCATCGCCGAGCGCCGCGCCGTCGACAAGGCCATCGCCGACATGCTGAAGGACCCGGCCAAGCCCGAGGGCTCCATCAGCCAGCGCACCGAAGGCTGCAAGGTCACTGTGACCTACAAGATCGACCGCAAGGTCGACGCCGCCGCCCTGACCAAGGGCTGGGACAAGCTGTCCGCCGGCGCCCAGGCCGCCTTCAAGTGGAAGCCCGAGGTCTCCGTCTCTGAGCTGCGTAAGCTGGAGCCCGCCGACGCTGCCGCCGCTGCCGTGTTCATCACCAGCAAGGAAGCCAGCCCCTCGATCACGATCGAAGCGGTCTGAGCATCACAATGCTGAATATCAAGGCGTGCGCCAGGTGCGGCACAAGCCGCCCTTTGGCGGACTTTGGCAAAGACGCAAACCGCAAGGACGGCTTTCAGCCGTACTGCAAGGCCTGCAATCGCCAGTATCGCCTTGCAAACAAGGACCGGATCTCCGCATATCGCGAGCAGAACAGGGAGTACTACAGGGCCAAAAATCAAGAGTGGAGAGCACTGAACCCTGATCTAGTCGCGCAAAGAAACGCAGCACAGTATTACGCCAATCGCGATGAAAGCATCCGCCGCGTGCGGGACTGGCAGCGCGCCAATCCAGACAAGCATTGCGAGATCCAGGTCAGACGATACGCATCAGTCAAGTCTTCCCAGCCAGCCTGGGCCGATCGCCTCGCAATAGCTGCCGTCTACAAGACGGCCGCTCAGATGAGAAGGTCGGGCTTTGATGTTCACGTTGATCACATCGTCCCGCTGCGCTCAAAGATCGTTTGCGGCCTCCACGTTCAGCACAACCTGCAGATCATTGATCGCAGGATCAACCTCATCAAAAACAACAGGCAGTGGCCTGACATGCCTTAAGGAGAAATGCTGTGGCAATCACACTGAAGTCCACCAAAGATGCTGCCCTTGACGGCATCAAGTGTCTCGTTCACGGACCCGCAGGAGCTGGCAAGACGACGCTTTGCTCAACCACTGGGGAGCCGACCATCATCATCAGCGCGGAGGCCGGCCTGCTGTCCTTGCGCGGCTTTGACATCCCGGTGATCGAAGTCAAGTCGCTGGAGGAGCTGTACGAAGCGTATGCGTTTGTCTCAGGCGAGCAAGGCGCGCAGTTCTCGTGGGTCTGCTTGGACTCCATCTCAGAAATTGCCGAGGTGGTCCTGAACTACGAGAAGAAGAACAACAAAGACCCTCGTGCCGCATATGGACTGCTGGCGGAAAAGATGACAGATCTGATCCGTGCTTTCCGAGACTTGCCTGGCAAGAATGTACTGTTCCTGTGCAAGCAGGAGAAGGTCAAGGACGAGCAGTCAGGGGCAATCTTGTATGGGCCCTCAATGCCTGGCAACCAGCTCAAGAACGGACTTTCGTATTTCTTCGACGAGGTCCTGGCCCTGCGCGTGGAGAAAGACGCGGAAGGTCAGCCAACCCGCTGGCTTCAAGCGCAGCGCGACTACAACTACGAATCCAAAGACCGCAGCGGCGCTCTTGAGATGTTTGAGCCACCAAGCATCGCCGGAATAGCCGCAAAGATCCGCGGAGCAGTTACAGCCTGAGCGGCGTGGGCTTTATCACGCCGCATCATCACATTGCCATTACCTCCCGAAAGGACACCCATCATGGCGCAATTTGAGTTCAACACCGACAGCGTTGAGAAGCGCGAGAACAGCTACGAGCTGCTGCCCGCAGGCTGGTACACCGCACAGGTCACCGAGTCGGAGATCGTGCCCCTGAAGTCTGGCAACGGCAAGGCCCTGAAGCTCACCATCGAGGTGCTGCAGGACGGCTACCGCGGCCGCAAGGTGTGGGCCCGCCTGAACGTGCGGCACACCAACCAGCAGGCCGAGAGCATCGCTCAGCAGCAACTGCGCGAGCTCTGCGAATCCATCGGCCTGGCCCGCTTCAACGACACGGTCGAGCTGCACAACAAGCCGATGCAGATCAAGGTCAAGGTCCGCAAGGACGAGACCGGCCAGTACGAGGACCAGAACGAGGTCAGCGGCTTCAAGCCTGCGGCCGGTGGTGCAGCGCCCATGGCTGCTGCCGCCCCGTCCCGCCCCGCTGCGCCTGCAGCCAACGCACCCGCGGCTGGCGCAGCCGTGCCCCCGTGGCAGAAGCGGGCGGCCTGATCATGAGCAAGATCCCGCCCATCCTGTCGATCAAGATGGTGCCTGCCGGCGTCGAGCTCGTGCTCGCCGCCCTCGGCAAGCTGCCATACGACCAGAGTGCTGGACTGATCGCGGAGATCCGCGGCCAGGCCGAGTACCAGCTCCAGCAGATCAACCCGCAGGAGTCTCAACCCCAACCCGCTGAAGAAAAGGAACAGCAGCAATGAGCACCCGCATCTACGCCGTCGAGGGCCCGCAGGGCTTCCACCTCGTGGAGGCCGGCACCAAGGTCGGCGCCCTGCGCCACGTCGCCGAGAAGCACTTCACCGTCTCGGTGGCTAACCAGAAGACCCTGGTGGCCGCCATGAAGGACGGCGTGCAGATCGAGACGGCAGGCGCCGACGAGAGCCAGGCCACGTCCTGATCCGTGTGGGCCCGCAAGGGCCTGCAGCGGTAAGCCCCGAGGCTTACCCCTGCAACGACACGAGGAGTGTCCCCACATGGCCACAGTGCCCGAACCCATACACACGACCGTCGCGACGATCTACCGGTCCTACGAGTCCGACGCAGACGACGGCCACCGCCCGCACCTGGGCGCATCCCTGATCGGCCACGCCTGCGAGCGCTACCTGTGGCTGACCTTCCGCTGGGCCGGATCGAAGAAGCATTCGGGCCGGAT